CAACGGCCACAAGATGTACGAGACGATCGACGGTAACGCGACCAAGCAGGACAGCCGTTACCTGGCGATCACCAACGCTTACCTCCCCGGCGAAGACTCTGTCGCCGAGCGGATGCGCGAGTCGTTCGACAAGATCCGTGAAGGTCGCATGGTCGACATCGGGTTCATGTACGACTCGATCGAGGCTCACGCCAAGACCCCGCTTACTGCGGTTGCGCTGCGCATCGTCATCCCGAAAATTCGGGGCGACGCGGTCTGGCTGAACGTCGACTCGATCATCCAGTCCGTGATGGACGCGACGATCGCTCCGTCCCGGTCTCGGCGTATGTGGCTCAACCAGATCGTGGCCGAAGAGGATGCGATCTACGGGCCGGCCGAGTGGGACACGCTGCTCGACGAGAACAAGACGCTGAAGCCGAACGACGAGATCGTCCTGGGCTTCGACGGCGGCAAGAGCTCGGACGCAACAGCGCTGATCGCGCTGCGCGTTCGGGACATGTGCGCCTTCGTGCTCGGTGTCTGGGAGAAGCCGGACGGCCCGCAAGGCGAGGACTGGACAGTGCCTCGCTCCGCGGTGGACTCCGAGGTGCATGAGGCGTTCCGCCTCTTCGACGTGAAGGCGTTCTTCGCCGACGTCGCCCTGTGGGAGTCGTACATCGCCGACTGGTCGGAGACCTACGGTGAGCGCCTGAGCGTGGCCTCGCCTACGGGTAAGGACGCGATCGGGTGGGACATGCGTGGTTCGCAGAAGACGGTGACGCTGGCGCATGAGCGCCTGATGCGCTCGATCTTCGACGCCAAGCTGGCCCACGACGGAGACCTGATTCTCCGCCGTCACGTCCTCAACGCGAGGCGCCGGACGAACAACTACGGCATCTCCTTCGGCAAGGAGAGCAAGGACAGCCCCCGCAAGATCGACGCCTACGCCGCACTGATGCTCGCGCATGAGGCGCTGTACGAACTCCGCGCTCGCGGCAAGAAGGTCCGGAAGCGGACCGGGCGCGGCTACTTCATGTGACCCCTGTGCAAGTGTGACTACGGAAGGTGGTGAGGCATGGCCGACACCAGCCCAGCATCGCTGGCGAAGGAACTCCTGACCATCCTCGATCGCGATGATCATCGACTCCAGCGGATCGACGACTACATCCACGGCAGGCACGACGACCCGTACATGCCGCCCCAGGCGGATGACGAGTACCGGCTGCTCGCGAAGCGTGCGGTGTCCAACTGGATGTCACTCCTCATCGGGACGCCGGCCCAGGCTCTGTACGTGGACGGCTTCCGGCCGGGCACTGCATCCTCGGGCCTCCCGGTCTCCTCGTCCTCGACGAGCCCGGCCTGGTCGCACTGGCAGCGTTCACGCATGGATGCCCGCCAGGCCGCGGTCTACCGGGGAGCGCTCGGCTTCGGTCACTCCTTCGTCCTGACGGAGAAGACCAAGAAGGGCGTGATGTCGAAGGGTCTGTCCGCCAAGCGGACTGCCGCCCTGTACGAGGACCCCGCGAACGACGAGACTCCCTACGCCGCGTTGACGGTGACGACCTGGCCCCGCGGCGAGAGCCTGGGCAAGGCCCGCCTCTTCGACGGCAAGCGCGAGTACGCGGTCACCTTCAAGAGCAAGTCCGACTCCGAGTCCATCAAGGTCGGGGCTGGCAAGCTGCACGGCGCGAGCGAGTGTCCGGTCACCCGGTTCGCCGCTTCCGTCGACCTCGAAGGCCGCACGGTCGGTGTCGTCGAGCCGATGATCCCGTTGCAGAACCGGATCAACCAGACCATCTTCGACCTGCTCGTCGCGCAGACGTACACCTCGCACGAGGTGCGGTACGTGACTGGCATGGCGCCGCCTCTCCAGATGGAGATGGTGGACGAGAACGGCGCGGTCACCACCGACCCGGCTCTCGCGATCGACAGCCGGCCCCGGCTCGACCCGGCCGGTAACCCGATCCCGGCAGCGATCAACCACAACGCGCGCCGCTTCCTCTTCGCCGAGGACCCCGACGTCAAATTCGGTTCGCTGCCTGCTGGCCCGATCACCCCGCTGATCGAGTCGGTGGACATGAGCATCCGGCACCTCGCCGCGATCTCGCAGACGCCGCCTCATCACCTGCTCGGCCAGATCGCCAACCTGTCTGCCGAGGCTCTGCTCGCCGCCGAGACGGCCCTGAGCCGGAAGGTCACCGAGTTCCAGTCCATCTTCGGAGAGAGCTGGGAGCGGGTCTTCCGCCTGGCTGCCGAGATGGAGGGCAACACCGCCGCGACGGAGGACTTCTCCGGCGAGGTTCAGTGGCGCGACATGGAGTCCCGCTCGCTCGCTCAGTCTGCCGATGCTCTCGGCAAGCTGGCCGACCAGCTCGGCATCCCGAAGCGTGGCCTGTGGAAGCGAGTGCCCGGCATCACCCAGACCGAGTACGAGGACTGGGAGCAGATGGCCGAAGAGGATGACTCTGTCGGCCAGCTCGCTTCCGCCCTCACCCGAGCGACGCCCGACACGGGCATCACCGCCTCGCCCGACAGTGAGGCGGTCGCCGCGTGACAAGCCCAGCCCGACAGGCTGAGGCTGAACGCGCTGCCATCGCGTTCCAGACGGCACTGACCCAGATCGGGGCAGGCACCGTCCAGGAGGCGCTTACGTTGTGGGAGGACGTCCCGGCTACAGCCAGGGCGTCCACCGCCTCCTCTTGGCTGAGGAGAGCCATCACTCTGGTGATGGGACGCAGGCGCCAGTCGCGGGATCTTGCCCGCGCTTACTACCGCCTCGTTCGCGCCCTGCGGACGGGGAGCACGGTGGCTGATCCTTACCACCCCGAGCCCAGGTACGTGACTGTCACGACCCTGCGCGAGGAGTTCAACGCCTTGGTCGGAGGCGCTGAGCGCCCCCAGGAGGGGCGTGCAAGTGACTCCCCCACCGAGACCTCGGACTCCGCCTCGTCGGCCGCGACCAGCCAGGCTGGGGAAGCTGACGGGGCGGCCCTCACTGATCCCGACGCCGAGCATGAGGCGGAACTCGACCGCATCCTGGTCGAGGAGATCGAGGGCCTTCGCGATGCGGAGGAGAGGATCGAGCGCGAGGCGGAGCAGGAGCTCCGCACTGTGCTGGAAGCCCTCGGGCCCAACAACCTCCAGAAGAAGGTCGACAAGATCGACGGCGCCAGGAGCGCTGACGAGGTCGACGGCCTTCGCGAGGAAGCCCGCAGGCAGGCCGGCGCACAGCAGGCCGCAGCCGCAGAGCGCGTCGCCATGAACGGCGGACGTTCGACGGTCTGGAACCACATGCAGCGCGACAAGCGGGCCATCGGCTACATCAGACTCTCGCGTACCGGAACCCCTTGCGGGTGGTGCGCGATGCTCATCTCTCGCGGTCCTGTCTACCGCTCGCAGAACTCGGCTGAGTTCGCGGACGGCGACAAGTACCACGACAACTGCCACTGCTACGCGGAGCCTGTGTTCACGCGTGAGCAGTACAGCGGCTCGGCTACCTACGAGCTGAATCGCCGGTACGAGGAGCTGTGGCCCAAGGTCACGCGCGGCCTCTCCGGCAAGGCGGCTGTGTCCGCCTGGCGCCGGTTCATCCGGCAAGAACAGCAGGCCGCAGCCCAGGAGGCTCGGCGATCCCCATCGAGCGTCCAGGAGGCGTGACAGTGCCCGAGCAGGAAACCCCCAGCACCGAAGAGACCACCGCGGAAGAGACCGTCGAGACGCCCCCGGAGGGCGAGACCCCCAAGGGCGACGAGACCCCCTCGACCGAGGAGAAGCCCGCAGAGGAGAGCGTTCCGTCCGACGTGCTTCGCAAGAAGCTGACCGACGCCAACGCCGAGGCGGCGAACTACCGCACCAAGCTCCGTGAGACGGAGGCCAAGCTCAGCTCGGCCAAGACCGTCGAGGAGTTCGAGGCGGCGACCGCCGAGCTCAAGGGCCAGATCGAATCGCTGGAGCGGAGCATCCTGCTCAACAACGTGGCCGCCAAGTACGAGCTTCCGCCCGTCCTCGCCAAGCGCCTCTCGGGCGCCACGGAGGCCGAGCTGGAGGCCGACGCGAAGGAGCTCCAGAAGCTCGTCGCGCCTGAGCAGCCGCAGTCCCTGTCCGGGGGCCTCACCCCCGAGGCGGACGGGGACGACTTCGACCCGGTCAAGGCCGCGCAGGAAGCGCGCCGTAGCCGTCGCTACTGACCACCTTCTGGCAAGTGTGCAACCTGCGCACGCCGACCTCCCCTACCGAACGGAGTACGTAACCCGTGGCTGAACACATCGTCGTCAAGCCCGAGAAGATCGCCGCAACCGCGGCGGTCGCTCTGGAGCAGGCCCTCGTCGTCCCCGCGCTCTTCCAGCGCGAGGGCATCGACCAGTTCAAGGGCGCCAAGAACGACACCATCAACGTCAAGGTCGAGGGCGTCCTGCCCTTCCGGTCGTACGGCTTCCGCAACGCGCGGTCCGCTCCGATCACCTTCGACGAGTACAGCGAGAAGACGGTCGCCGTCACCTTCGGTGGCGACATCTACTCGGCCGTCAAGCTGACCGACGAGCAGCGCGACTTCGACCTCGCGGGCTGGGCCAAGCTCATGGCCAAGCAGACCGAGGCCATCGGTCGCGGCCTGGAGCGCCAGGCTGTCGACGCCCTGGTCGACGAGAACTACTCCGTCACCCTGGCCGGCGCCCTGTCCGGCCGTGACCTGCGGGCCACCCTGATCCGCGCCCGTGACGTGCTGAACAAGTTCCGCGTCCCGCTGGAGGGCCGTGTCCTCCTCGTCGGTTCCGGCTGGGAGCTCGCGCTCCTGACGGACGACAAGCTCAACCTCGCCGGTAACGTCGGCGAGCAGGAGGCGGTCTCCGCCCTGCGTGAGGCTTCGATCGGTCGGCGCTTCGGCTTCGACATCATCGTCTCGCAGGAGGTTCCCTCCGACGCCGCGTTCGCGATGCACCGCTCCGCGTTCATCTTCGCGACCGGCGCCCCGTCCGTCCCGTCCTCGGTGACCGGTGGCTCTGCCGCGCACAACGGTGTGGCCCTGCGCTGGATCCAGGACTACGACGCGAACTACCTGACCGACCGCTCGGTGGTCAACACCTACAAGGGCTTCCGCTCCGTCAAGGACGAGCTCCTGGGCGTCGACTCCGGCACGAACCAGGCGTTCGTCTCCCAGTACGAGCACTTCGTTCGCGCGATCAAGCTCGACCTGGACGCGACCGCTGACGTGCTGCCCGACCCGGACGGCCCGGACGCTGCGCAGCAGGAGCTCGCCGCGATCACCGGTGTCGCCGGTACCGCTGACGGCGCTGGCGTCTGATCCATCGGCTGAGTGGGGCGGGGTGTGCAAGTTGCGCATCCCGCCCCTCCCCGTGAGTGAAGGAGAACCATCTTGGCGAACTTCGCCACACTCGATGAGCTGAAGGCTCGCCTCGACTGGACGCTCGACGCTGACGAGGAGCGCATCGCGACCTCAGCCCTGGAGGACGCCTCCGACCTGGCCAGCTTCCACACTGGCCGCGACTGGCCGGACGCAGCCTCCGCTCCTCGCCTCGTACGGACCCTGGTCCTGAAGGCGTGCAAGCGGTTCATGGACAACCCCCAGGGCTACACGCAGTCCCGAGCGGGAGACGAGACCCTGGGCTGGAACGACAGCCAGGGCGAGAACGCGGGCACGGTCTACTTCACCGCTGACGAGCAGAAGCTCCTCACGGAGATCGGTGGCCGCAAGCCCGGCCTGGTCTCGGTAGGCGTAAGCGCGTGGGACTCGAACATCCGCCGCTACCGCAGCCGCCCGCGGCACCACCACGGCAACGACCTCCCGGCCGGCTTCATCCCGTCCGAGTCCGGCAAGGACTTCCCGTTCTACGCCACTGAGGACGATGTCTGGTGAGCTCGATGCAGCGTAGACGGGGAGTTTCGGCGACCGTCTGGAAGAGCCGCTACCACACCGACAACCGCGGCAACGAGATCCTTGTCGCCGACGCGAGCGGACCACACCATGTCCGGTGCGCGCTGATCCCGCAGCGTTCGGCCC